CAGCAGCACAGCGTGCTCTGCATCTATGCGGCGCCCCACGGCCTCTACCCGCTCGCAGTCGCGCAAGCTGAATTGCAGCCTCGCGTCCATCAGTTCATCCAGCAGTTCTTTTCGCATTCCTAGTTCCTCTCGTTTTTCCACCACACGCCTAACCCCTCGCTCAACTTGACCGCCTACGGCGGCAAGTTAGCTCGAACGTTAGGCCCTAAGGCGCGGGGTGCGCGGCCCTGAATGCTTCGTGCTCGGCCATCTCGCGGTTGAACATGCACTGCGCCCCACCTTCGGCCTTCGCGGCAACCAGGTTCGGCAGGTTGCCGGGGCCTTCCAGCGTGTTCTCAATCCACGCCATGCCAGCGTCCGAGCCGTTCAGCTTCGCGTCCACCCAGGCCGCGCGCATCGCCAGTCCTTGCGTATGCACGATGTCTCCAAACGTGATGGCGCGGCGCTCGCTCTTGGCGGCGTCTGTGCGCAGCCGCCTAATCTCGGCCGCGGCTTCTTCGTGCAACTCCATCCAGTGCTTGCCGCCGCCCGTGCCTGCTAGCAGTCGATCCACTATGTCTGTCATGTCGGTTCCTTCGCCTTGTCCAGCCTGTCACGCCACCACGCCGCACCGCCCAGCCTCTCCAGCTTGGCGCGCTGCTCCACCGTCAGCCGAATCGAGACGGTCACGGTTTCGTGGCCTTCCTTTATCGGCTTGCGGCCCTGGCCCCTTCCGGGGCCGCCTTTCTTGCTCACCATCCTTGCCACACACCGTCTATTTGCACTTCCATGAAATCGCGCCAGCCCGGGAAGCACCACACGCGCTTTTCGCGCCACTGGCGGCCATCTTGGCCGGTCCACGGTGCGCTGTAGCGTGTTGCGTACTTGCCTTCGGGGTTCAGTGTGTTGGTCAGCATGTTGTCTCTCCGGTAGTTGCTGCGTCACTTGATGCAGTGGTGTTAATGTAGTGCGAAATCAATGTGCTGTCAACAAGTATTTGTGATGCGCAAACAAAACAGCCGGCCTAACACGTCGGTCAAGCGGACGCCGTGCCGGCGCCGCTTACCTGGGCGTTAGGCCCCAAGGTCCAGCGCCAGTGCGTGCAACAATTCTTCTGGAATCTCGCGGGCACCTTGCGCCTTCTCGCGCACAAACACGCCCATGCCTGATGTGTGTGTGATCGAGACGCCGCCGTCGATGCGCTGAAACTTCCACCCGGCTTTCAACGCTGCCAAACCCTTGGCATAGCCTGCTTCTTCTGCGCGCACCAGGGCCGTGCGGTGCTCGCACTCCATGCGGTGCAGCGCCCGGTGCAGTTCGGTGTCTTCCTCGCAGTGGCGGCGGTTCACTTCCTCCATGCGGCGGTACTCGGCCAGGTCAATCTGGCACCCAGGCTGCTGGTGTTCGCTGCTGCCAAAGTGCAGGCGCGCGGCTTCGGCATCGGCGCACACTTCACCGCAGTGAAAGCATGTCCACGCCTGTGCGTTGGGGCCTAACCCCTCGCTCAACAGGAGAGCCAACGGCATGCCGCCAGGCCCGCCAGCCGCTGTGGTCACTTTTGCATCTGTCGGGCCTGTCGTCATTCCGTCGTCTCCCCGTTAGCTCGAACGTTATGCGCCTGCCGCGCTATCGACAGCAGCAGGTCGCGGAAAGGTTCAGGCGTGGCGTTGCGGATCGCGGTCTTGTTCTTCCCGCCCACCATCGCTACCACGCCGATGCGCCTGGCCTTCTCGTAGCCGTAGCGCTCAATCATCCATTCGGGCAGTCGTTGCTCGCCCTTTGTCCAGTTCAGTTCCTGCGGCTTGCTGTCGGTCACGGCAAGCAGCCATGTCGGTTTGCGGCTGGTGTGCCCGTAGTGGCCCTGTTCCACGTAGCACACCCAGTAGCCGCTGCTCGGGTGGCCCATGTCGCTGCGCTGCCAGCCCTTGCCCATCGTCGGCTTCAGCAAGCCGAACGCCTCCCACGCCTTGCTGTGTGCCGGGTGCTCCAGCACGCCACCCCAGCGCAGCACGGCGCGCAGTGCGGCTTCAAAGCACCCGCCGTCGTCGCCTAGCTTGTACTGGTGCGGCTTGCGGGTGCTGCCGTGCCAAAACCTGCCCCATCGCTGGCACGGGCTATGGCACACCACCGGGTGCGGGCCTGCGTAGGTGCGTGCATCGCGGGCTTCGTCCCACGGGTCAACACCCGGCACGCCTACATAGCAGCCCTTCGGCTCAACGTACAAGGCCGCCACAGTGCGTAAGCACTCCACCGGGCGCATAACACGTCGCTCAACCGGACCCACAAGGGCGGTCGGCAGTGTGGCTTCTTCGTAGGTCATCAGCGCCCTTGTGGTCCGGTTAGCTCAGCGTTATGCGTGTTCCGCGTGCCGGCAGTCAGCATGCGCCATGCTGCCGCTGCCACTCGTGGAACTTGTGCGTTTCCAAGGGCGCGCAGTCGCTCCACCCTTCGGGGAACCCCATCAACCACTCGGCCCACGTCGGGTTCACGCGGCCAGTCGATGAAGTCGAAAGCCCCTCTGTCTCGGCCAGCCTGCTCGCCAGCGTGTCCGCCTTGCCGCGGTGCCGACCGCCACACTTCGCCCCGATTGAAGCTGTAAGCGTCGGCCAGAATCCAAAGTCTCTTTCTCTCGTGCGGAGCGTCGGCGTTGTCAGCGCCAAGCACGCCCCATCGAGCATCAAACCCCATTGAGGCCAGGTCGCCGAGTACGGTTCCGAGTCCCCGAGCAGTGAGAGCTGGGGAGTTCTCCACGTACACGAAGCGGGGTCGAACTTCACGAACCACCCGCGCCATGTCCCGCCATAGGCCGCTTTCAGGCCCGTCAATCCCGGCTCCTGCGCCAGCAACTGAAATGTCGGTGCAGGGGAATCCACCCGACACAACATGCACTGTTCTTGCCCAGGGCTTGCCGTCGAAGGTCCGCACGTCGTCCCACACCGGGAACCGTGGCAACAGTCCGTCGCGCTGCCTGGCAAGCAGCACGCTTCTGGCGTAGGCATCAAGCTCAACAGCGCAGACGGTGCGCCATCCAAGGAGGTGCCCTCCCAAGATGCCGCCTCCTGCCCCTGCAAATAGTGCCAGCTCATTCATGCTCGCTTTCGTTCCTTCGTTCACCACACGCATAACCCCTCGTTCGATCCGACCGCCTACGGCGGCGGCTCAACTCGAACGTTAGGCGTCACGCAAAACCCATGTTCTGTTCCACCAGCGCCCAATGGTTGGGGCCGTGGCGTTGGTACGTCCGGCCGGACAGCGGGCCTTCCAGCAAAATGCGCCAGTCGTGGTCAGGGTCGGCGGCGGCCCGTTCCTCTGCAATCTTCCCGGTCATGTAGGCGTCGTCGTCGGTCGGCTCGTTGGGCTCGGTCCACACCGGCTCGCCGTCGCGGTGCAGGCCGGCATAGCCAAAGCCCACGGCAATCACGCCGTCAGGCGGGAAGAAGCTGGCGCGCACGCCACAGCACAAGCAGCCTCCGAACTTGCCTTCAATGGCCGGCAGCTTCGTCCAAGTCGTTTCGGTTTCCATGTGTCAAGCATTCCTTGTCAGTTGGCGTCGTCGCGGGTGACGCCTAACCCGTCATTCGAGCCGACCGAGTACGGCGGCTCAATTCCCACGTTCGGCGTGTTGCGCACCGCCAGCATTCCTGGCCCGCACAATGTCGCGGCACTGCTCGCGCATTTGCTTGGCATTCGCCAGCGCGTCGTTCTTGGTGCAAAACGCATAGCCCGCTTCCGTGCCCACCCCAGCGCCGTAGATCGTGCCAATCCAGCCACGCCACAAAGCGCGGTTGCGCACCTGCTCAAATCGCTCGGTATCAATGTCGCTGTCCAGCGCGTTCGCGTAGGCGGCCACTTTGTCGGTCAGGTCAATCACAGCAATGATCCTTGGTGGCGGGTCGGGGCCTGCGCACGGTCAATCGCGCCCAGCAGGTCGGCCAGCTTCTCGGCCTCGTCGCTGTCGTCAGGGTCAATCGTGCGCAGCACCGCCGCGCAGTCGGTCAGCAGTCCCAGCAGCACGCCGCGCTCGCCGTCCAGCTCCAGAATGTCGGCGCGTGCGTCTCGGTGCGCAAACATCCGGGCCTCTGCGCTCTGCTCGGTTGCCATCGCTTGCGGGTCGCAGCCGCGCCACTGTTCAATCGTTCTTTGCATTCCTAGTTCCTCTCGGTTTTCCACCACACGCCTAACACGCCAATCAAGCGGACCCGAGTACGGGCCGCTTATCGGCAACGTTAGGCAGCATCAAAACAGGTCCGCCGTCATCGCCGCATCTTTGCGGGTCCGGTAGGCGGTTCGCTTGTGGTGCTCGGCGTCATACGTCAGGTGGCAGCGCTGGCACATCGCCTTCAGGTTGTGCGGCTCGCAGTTCTCCGGCGTGTGGTCCAGGTGCGCCACCGTCAGCACAACCCGCGAGCCGGTCACCGGGTGCGGCTCACCGTTGGGCGCGCGGCAGTCCGGGTAGGCCGGCGAGCCCTCGCACTGCTGCTGGGCGCGCTCTCTGATCGCGTCCGCTATGCGCTTCCAGTCCTTCGGGTAGCGTGCGCGGTTCTCAGGTCTTATCGGCATGGTCGGTTCTCCACCAGATGCTGCCTAACTGGTCGCTCAAGGCGACAGCCGCTGGCGCGTCTGCGCCTTAGCTTCGACGTTAGGCCACCTGCAGCGCGGCAAGAACCTTCGGCACCTCGTCCTTCTCCACCGTCTTCTTGAATCCCACGTTGCCGGCTGTGTGGAAAACCACCACGCCCTCGGGCTTCATGAAGCCGGGCGCGGCCACGCTGCCGGTAAGCCGCAGGCTTTCAATGCACCGATCAACTGCCGCAGTGTCAAACGGGCCTTGGTACAGCACAGGCACCAGCCCGCAGCAGGGCGGCAGCACGTCTTGCGTGCGCGTCACTCGCGGGTCGGCGGTCGGGTAGGTTTTCGGCGCAGTGCCGTGCAACGCCCACCGCTGCACGTTGAACAAGCTGAATCGCTTTTCGCTCAAGCCGTACCGGCGCTGAATGCCGGCACCCCACCACTCGCCAAAGTGGCGGCCAGGCCCCAGCGTCAGCAGCTCGTCGCGGTGCGCCTGCACCCATGCAGCGAATCCAAAGTTGTCGTCAGCCGGGGTAATCCAGCGGGTGCGGCTTCCTGCCAGCAGCTCGCCATCCTCGCCAATGAAAACCTGCGCGTTCGTGCCGTCTATCTTCTCGGTCACGATCACTTCGCGGGTCAGCCGCGCCATCTTCGGGAAGTCTTGAAATTCCATGTCAATCGTCCTTTCGTTCGTTTCTCAACCAGCGCCCTAACACGCAATTCAAGCGGACTGCCTACAGCAACCGCTTAATTGCAACGTTATCAATCCAAATCCAGCCTCGGCGCAAGCGCCTGCATAGCAGCCGGCGCAGCCATCGCAACCTCTCGTTCGATCACCTCGCGCAGCCAGCAAGCCAACTCTTGGCGGCTGCGATCAAACATGCCAGTAAATGCCCGCTGGCCGATCCCGTGGCAGTCGTCGCACGGTGCGTCGCCGATGACCGCGCGGCCAGTTCCCATCACGCCGGCCGCAACCTTGTAGCCGTGGCCGTGGCATGTCTTGCACGTCGCATCGCGGCACCAACCCAACACGGCGCGCGAGATGTCGTCAGCCTCGGTGGCGCTCATGCGTGGACGCAGGCCCGTGGCTTCGGCGTGGTTGCAGACCATCGGTGCAAGGATGCGCACGATGACCCTGCCCTCGCTGGCGTCGCCCATCAGCAGGCGCAGCATCGACATCGCCAGCGGATGGCCCGGCACGGCGTGCACCCGGCCATCTTTCCCGGTGACGTGGCGAGTAGTCTTTCCAGCAAGCCCGGCCGCGCCCAGCACGTCGGTGTCTGAGGTCGTGGTGTCCGGCTCGCTCACAAGGCGGCGGCTGCTGATCGCCGTCGCGTAGCGGTTTTGGAAGCTGCTCATCGGGCTCCTTCGTCTCTTTGCCACCAGTCAAAGACCGCGCGCCAGCCGGACTCGGCGCTCTGCATCGGCAGCATCCTGGCAATGGCTGCCACCAAGTCATCTGTCTCGCCACTGCCGTCCGAGTGCCACGCATCACGGGCTGCTCGGCTGCGAGCAATCGACCTGGCGCGGCACCCCATGCACGCCGGCCGGTAGTCGGCGCAGGTCCGCACCTTGGCTTGATCACAGGCTGTGCAGGTCATGTGCTGCCCAGCGATTCGGCAAACTTCCAAACGCTGGCCGCAGGGCACACCATTTGCACAGCCATCGCCCTGCGCGGCTCACTCAGCCGCCACACCGATCCACGGCCCCCAGTGCAGACGATCAGGCCCTTGGCGCAAAGCAGATTCGTGTAGGTGCCTGCGGTCGCCAGCCCCACGCCCATGCGACCCGCTAGCGAAGTGATGCCGATGCCGTTCACGCCTGCGTCGCCGATCACGTCCAGGCACTGCCGCATGCGGGGCGATAGGTGGCCTGCTGGGCTGCGCGGGCGGCCCCTCATGCCAAGCCCCCGAGTTGCCACACGCTGGCGACACGCACCGGGCGGCAGGCGTCCCGCGTCGGGCTGCGCGCGGGCCACGGGTAGCGTTCGCGGCGCGCGGCCTTCGCTGCGGCCTTTGCGGCTGCGGCGTCCTGCTTCGCGCGGATGGAGTCGGCCTTGCGCTGGGCTTGCGCAGCCATCTCGGCAATCCATGCGTCGAGTTGAACCCGCTGACTTGGCAGTGCGTACATGACATGCCCGCCAGCCGATGCCGTGAGCAGCGTTCCGGCTCGGCACATGCGCTGCATCGTGAGGCGCATGCCTTCCTCGTGGACGCGAACGGCGCGCACGATGGTGCTTGTGTTCTGCGGCTTGCCGGCGCGCTTCAGCGTGCCGATGACCAGTTCTTCGTACCTGCTCACGTTTGCTCCAGTTACGGCCACGACAGCCACTTTTCACGGATCGCACACGCTGCGTCGATCAGCGTTCCTTCGCGGTACGCGCCGCCCGTCGTGTGGATGTATGCCTGCCAGTCTTCGCGGTTGCGCCGGTACAGCAGCATCGGCTCAGCCCCCGCGCGCTGGGCTTGCTCGCATGCCTGCGCCCACCAGGCCGGGCGGCTCAGTCGCTCCTGGCGCTTCACTTCGATGGCCCATCCCTTGACCATCGTGCAGTCCGCGCCACCCTCGCGCGTCTGCTGCAGGTTGCGCTGAAGCTCCTGGCCCAGTTCGTCGCCGAGCAGCTTCAGCACCTCGCGTTCGGCCCGCTGGCCTTTCATGCGGGATGCGGCGCTCACTGCAACCTCTCCCGCACCGCATTGGCGCAACTCAGCGCGACGTTGCGCCCCTGACGAATCAGCGCATCGCCCACCGACTCCGTGACGCACGGCCGGATGGGGTAGCGGGCTTGGATTTCCTCGCAAGCGGCGATGGCCTCGCGCTCGATCAGCATGGCGAACCGGCGCAGCGTCGGCGCGTCGATGGCTGTGCCGGGCTTGTGGCCGGCGGCAATCAGGGCGGATTCGATGGTGTCGTCAGTCATGCTCTAGACCCACCCGGCCTTCGCAGCCAGCACAGCCTGCTCGCCAAACGTCAGGCCCGTCACCCGCTTTGCCCTTGCGCTGTGCGTCTCCACCGTCCGTGTCGTGACGCCCATGCGCTCGGCCACTTCGCGCGTGGTGTAGCCCTTGCAGCGCAGCACCAGCACTTCGCGCTGCCGGTCGGTCAGGCAGGCAAGCTCAGAGAATGCGTCTGCGGCTGTGAAAGTGCTCATGCTGATGGCCTCGCCAGATGCGCCGCTGTGGCCTGAACCTCAGCGTGCACGTCCTTCGCCTTGCCCAGCGCGCGGCATTGGCAGGCGTAAGTCTTCGTCGGCTTGCCTTCGCGGATGGACTGCCAGAAGTGCAGTCCACGGGCGATGTGCCGCAAACTGCAGTCACGGCAGCCGATGATGTAAAGCCCGCCGCCGGGCTTGTCGCAGGCTTCGCAGATCACGATTCGGCTCCGGTGGTTTCGGGCAGCGCCGCGCGCCAAGCATCGCGCTGTGCACGGGTCAGGCGCTCGCCCTGTTGCTCGCGTCGCTGCAGGCTGCGCGCCCAGGCCAGCGGGTCGGACTGGAAGGCCGTTGCCCCGATGCGCGAGACTTTGGCCAGCACTTCCGGTGATGGCTTGGCGACGGGCGCGGCCAGCTTCAGCCGCTCATCGGTGCGCGGCGCAGAGCCGCACAGCGCGCGGAACTGCATCGCGTTCAGCGGCTTTTCGATGGGCAGGTTCTCCAGCCCGTACTTCACGCCATCGGCACTCACGCCAGACATCACGCGACCCCAGTCCGCCTTCACTGCAGCCGCGTCCAGATCGGCGTACTGGCGCATGAACGCAGCGCCGTAGCGCACGGACAGGCGAGCGAAAAGCTCGTCAACCCACAAAGCGGGCATCGACATCGAAACTCTCCTGAGTGGCAGTCAAAAGTTGGGGCCGCTTGGCGGCTGCAGGCCCGGCGAATTCGGCAACCCGGTCGCGTTGTTCGGTGCGCCAAGCGGGCTCGCTGCTCGCGGCGGATGGCCGCTCGTGCGACTTCAGCCAATCGGCTTCAAGCCCCTGCGATCCACGGCGGCACCAGACCCGCAGGAACGCATCCATCGTCATGCCAGCCTTTGCGGCCTCGGACTCCGCGCCGCGCAGCACGGTTTCGGTGACGGGGGCCTTCTTCGCCTTCCTGAGCTTCAGCCAGTCAACCCAAACCTGCGGGTCAACGCCATCGGGGGCCGGAAGGCTCGGCGCAGCCGTGGCCTTCTTCTTCGACGTAGGAGAAGAAGTACTCTGGCTCTGGCTAGCTTTCTCGAAATCGCCTGTTTCGGTTCCGCTTTGGGTTTGTGCAAATAACCCACTGGGTTTTTTTCCTGAACCTACCGGGCGTCCGCCTTTGAGCCCGTTGGTTCTTGCGGCCTCAATCTTGGGTTGCGCTTCAGCGATCATTTCCTCAGCGCGTTGCTGTTCCCAGCCGGCTGCGGTCAAGACGAAGAACTCGGCCAGAACCACGTCGCAGGCTTGGCGATCCGCCGCAGTCACGGCGCGGCAAATGCTGTGCGCGCCTGCGGCTGGAATGGGTCGCTCGGTGGCGTAGTAGTGGTCCAGCAGGCGGTCATAGCAGCCAAACTGCGATGGCGTCAGATGCCCCGTCTTGATGTTGATGTCCCCGGGGAATCGCTTGTAGAACTTCATGCGCCCATTGCCCCCGCCAGCGCATACCGGCTGCCACCGCGACTCGCGTGCCCCTTCACCCGCTTGCACGGCCCAGCCCAATACATCAGGCCCTGGCGCAGCAGCGAACGGAAGACCGCGCCGAAGTGCCTGTCGTCAGTCGAAACGATCCCTGCCAGCTTGCAACTGTCAGTCAGCAATTCGCCGCTGCTGACGCCATGCGCCTTCAGGTAGGCCAGCATGTGCACGCCAGCCTTCTCGACAAAGGCCGGGTCAATGCTCCTGGCCTTCTCGACGCCAGCTTCAATCGCGCGGTCGCCTTGCTTGCGGGCGATGGCCATCAACTCAGGCGGGCGCTTCAGCTTGGGCGGCTCCAAGTCCAGCGCCAACTGCGTGACATCGCACAGACCCATGCTGGCCTGCGAGTCACTATGACGCGAGGGGGAGAGCGGGCGCGGGGTGCTGTGGGCGGTCATGCTGCAAACAGGTCTTGTGTCTGCTCGGCAGTCGCTGCAGCCAGATTCGCCACCGCCTGGCGGAAATAGCTCTCCTTCAACTCGACGCCCACGAACTTGCGGCCCAGCTCAAGCGAGACGAATCCCTCAGAGCCGATGCCCATGAACGGAGACAGAACGATGTCGCCGGGGTTGCTCCAGAGAGTCACGCCACGGCGGATCACTTCCAACTGGAGCGGGCAAATGTGCCTCTCGTCGTCGTTCTCGCGGGCGCTGCGGAACTGCAGGGTGTCGCTCGGGTTGATGTCCATCCACACCGGGCTGGCCACCTTCTGCCAAAGATCAACCGGGTACTCTGCGCCGTGCGTCACGCGCTCAGACTGGCCAGGCGCGCGCATCGTCACCAAGTAATCAGGGATGCCCTGGCGGCTCATGGCCGCGTTCTCGCGCACGGTCTTGTGGAGCAGGCCCAGGGCCTTGGTGCGCTGCATCGCAGTCACCGGGTCTTTCCAGATCACGACTTCGCTGTGGAAGATGAAGCCGTGGCGCTCGAAGGCGCGGATCAGGTCACCCCGAAAATCCTTCAGACCGATGACGCCATCGCGGGTGATGCTGGATGGCATCAGCATGCAGTGAAACGACACGTCGCGGCCCGGCATCATCACGCGGCGCAGTTCCGCGATCAGGTAGTCGAAGTGCTCGAAGAACTCTTCGTCGCTGCGCACGTTGCCCATGTCGCGCGGGCTGTTGCTGTAGGTATACAAACTTGCGAACGGCGGCGAGAAGATCGAATAGCCGATGCTGTGATCCGGCAGTCCCTTGATGGCCTCCACGCAATCCCCACGGATGGCGGTGTAGTTGTCGGCAGTGACTTGATCCAGGCAGTTCATGCGGCAGCTTTCATGAAGGCCGGCAGCGCCACGCGCTTGTCGGCGTTGTAGGTATTCGTCTCGCGCACCAGCCCCGTGACTTCAGCCATCACGGCATCGCGCGTCTCGGCGCTGAGGCTGTCGGCCATCAACCCGGCCTCGCGCTCTTTGCGCTTCAGGTTCGCCACGATTGCGCCTTCGGCCTTGCTGGCGAAGATGTGCACATGCACCGGCCGGGTCTGGCCGAACCGCCACTCGCGGCGCACGGCTTGGTAGAAGGCTTCGTAGCTGTCGGTCACGCCGACGAAGGCCATGCGGGCTGCGTGCTGGAAGTTCAGGCCGTGGCCGCAGATCGAGGGCTTACTGACCAGTACGCGGGTCCGGCCTTGGGCGAAGTCGATCAGCCGCGATTCCTTCTGATCCACCGTGTCAGAGCCAGCCACCTGAACAGCGCCGTTGATGGCCTTCGTGAGTGCGTCACCCTCCGCATTGAGGTCGCACCACACAAGCCACGGATCATCGGGCTGCGCGTTGACCATCTCTGCGCACGCCTGCACGCGGTCCTGCAAGCTGGCCTTGCGCGCCTCGCGCCGCTCGCTCAGAGTCTGCGCTTCAGCCGCGAAAAGCATCCCGTTCAGTGGCATCTCAAAGTCCACGAAGTGCTCGTGCAGATGCAGCGGCGGCAGGCTGTACAAGCCATCCTCAAAGCCCAGGTCTGAGGGCTTGCGGATCATCGCGCCCCATGTCGCAACCCAGCGCCAGAAGATTTCCCGTGCGTGGCCCTTCAGCCTCCAGACGCTGGTGTCACCGCCGTCGTGCGTGAAGAACTCGGCCAGCATCTCCTGACGCGTGCAGATGCCCAGGAATTCCGCATGCGTGCCAAGTTCGGTCCAGTCGTTCGGGGCGGGCGTGGCCGTGGCTGGCAGCTTGAACTGCGTGTCGCCGTAGGCGTCAGTCAGCGACGCGAAGGTCTTGGTGTCGTGATGCTTGATGCACCCGCTTTCGTCCAGCACCACGCCACCGAAGATCGACGTATCGAACTTGTGCAGCCGCTCGTAGTTGGCGATGTTGATGCCATCGGTAAGGTCAGATGCTTCGCGGCAGACCTTCGCCTCGATGCCGATCTTCGCGGCCTCTGCGGCAAGCTGGGCAGCCACGGCCAGCGGCGTGTGGATCATCACGGGCTTGCGGGTGTGCTTCCGCACCACGTCAGCCCATGCCAACTCCATGCGCATCTTGCCCAGCCCGGTGTCGGCGAAGATGGCAGCGCGGCCACGGCGCAGCGCCCAGGAAACCAACGCGCGCTGATGCGGGAACAGCGAGGCCGGCAGTGTGAAGTCCGATGCAATGCCAGTGGGCGGCACCGTGGAGAGCTTGCGGGCGACGTAGGCGGCGTAGTCGCTCATGCTGCGGCCCTCGATGAAGCCACCATGTTCATCAACTCCGGCAGCATGCTTTCCAGCCGCGACAAGGTGCGCGCACGCCGGGCCTCATCGGTGTCCATGAACTTCGCAGCCAGGTACTCCACGATGGCCGGCGCATCGCCCGTGCTCTTCAGCCAGGATTCCAAGTCATCGCAATTCAGCCGCTGGGTGTCGTTCTCCGTCGGGTGCAGCTTGCGGCTGAGCATCGAAGGCGAGAGGTCCATGTCGGCGGCCTGCTGCTTTGGCGTCTTGCTGACCACGCCGGATCGGTGGGCGATGAACTCGCGCAACGAAGGGAAGCGGTCTGGCAAAGCGGGCTCGAAGTTCAAGGTCATCTGACTGGTGGTAAGTGACGGCATGGCGTGTTTCCGTCTGATGCCGTTAGAAAACCGGCGAAAAAAAGAGACTTCGGTCATGCCAAACAAACACCTGACCGACGAAGAGTTCGCCACCTGGGCCGTGAGGTACTGGGTTGCCCGATGCGTGCAGAACCTGCTGGCCGAACTGGCTGTGCAGGCTGCGGCGTGGGAGCGAAGGCTGTGAGCGCGCATGGCTCAGACCTCAGTCTCAAATGGGCGGGCTTCCCCACCGTGGCAGAGTTGAGGCTCCTCAACACCAACTGCCACCACGGCAGGAAAGCCCATGAACTTGCAGATCACAAAGACAGAGGCCGAGCTCATCGTCACAGCCCACATCCATCTTCTTGCGTCGGACAGCTTGCGCTCGCTGACGGCAGTTGTTCACTTGCCTCGGCGGGACATGCTTCTTTCGGAGATAGAGGCGCTTGTCGTCGCGGGCATTTCTCGCAGGGATTTGCAGCTCCAGGAAGCGTACAAATCGCTCGGGGACCCGGCCAAAGAATCGAATCCAAAGTAATCGGACCATCGCAGGCAAGCGCCAGGATGCGCGACCTCTCGCGCGCCTCGGCCGCTTTGCGGCGGGCTTCAATGCGCCGTGATGGCTTCTTCATCTCAGCCCTCCGCGCCTGCGGTCTTGCGGCGGGCGGGCCGCTTGCCGCTGTCGCCAAGGCCAAGTTCGACGTACAGAGCCTGCAACTTGCGGTAGTTGCGCGACATGACATCAACAACATCGCCCCGCGCAACCTTGCTGATGGTCGGCTGCGGGATGCCCGTCTTCTCGGCGATGCCCATCTGGGTGAGCCCCGTCTTCATGAGGGCTTCGATGTAGTCTTTGGCTTCCATGTTGGTGCATTCCTTTGCGACTATTCTGCACAGTCTTGAAAGAATATGCAAGTGGTATTTAATCGCCGCATGGTCCTCCCGCTTGACTCACTTGCCGCCAGGCTGCGCTTCGCTCGCAAGCGGCGCAGCCTTTCCCAAATCGACTTGGCGGCTCGGGCCGACATGCAGCAGCCGGACATCTCCAAGATTGAGCGCGGCGCGATCCAGCAAACCACCGGCATAGCTAGGCTGGCTGCGGCGCTTCATGTGCCTGCCGGATGGCTTGAGCGTGGCGATGGGGCTGAGCCGAACTGGGACGGCGTAGCTGAGGAAGCAAGCCCTTACCTGTCGCGGGGCCGCGTCCCTCTAGATCAGGCTGTGAACCTGACGCCCCTC